ATCAACAAGTGATGAATTCAATGTATTAATTCAAGATGATCTTACCGAGCAGATTAAAATCAGGCTCAAATTACAAGGTCACTACGAGGGTTTATAGATGCCAACAATTAAGAGTTACAACAAGCGACTTGAAGCATTGCGCTCTGAACGCTCATCGTTCATCCCTCTGTACCGTGAACTGTCTGACTACCACCTGGCTCATCGTGGGCGGTTCCTGACCTCTGACCGTAACAAGGGATTCAAGCGCAACACCAAGCAGATCAACAACACCAGCCGTCTATCGTCACGCACCTTGGCCTCCGGCATGATGTCGGGTATCACATCCCCGGCGCGCCCGTGGTTCAGGTTGGCTACCGGTGACCGTAAGCTGGACGACACTACATCGGTGAAGCTGTGGCTGCATGAGGTGCAGTCTACGATGTATAAGGTCTTCAGTGCATCCAACACCTACAACTCCCTGCATCAGCTCTATTCTGAGCTTGGGGTGTTCGGTACTGCGGCGATGGGTGTGTTCCATGACTTCGATAAGGTCATTTGGTGCAAGCCCTACACTGTTGGCAGCTACATGCTTGGCGTGGATGGGCAGAATGTCAGTGACACTATGTACCGTGAGTATGAGCTGAGTGTCGGTCAGGTCGTGAAGCAGTTCGGCATCGAGAACGTCAGCACTCATGTAAAGCAGCAGTGGGATAAGGGTAACACTGAGGCGTGGGTGAAGATTGTCCATGCCATTGAGCCCAATGATGACCGTGACATGACCAGCGTCAAGGCGAGTGATATGCCTACCCGGTCGGTTTACTATGAAGCGAATAAGGGTGCTAAGGACGGTGAGGATAAGTTCCTGCGTGAGTCAGGTTTCGATGAGTTCCCTATCCTGGCACCGCGATGGGATGTCACCGGCGAGGATATCTATGCGACTGACTGCCCCGGCATCACGTCATTGGGTGACACTAAGGCGTTGCAACTAGCTGAACGTCGCAAGTATCAAGCATTTGATAAGCTGGTCAGCCCCCCGATGCAGGGTCCTGCTGCACTGAAGAACAAGATGAAGGGGGGTCAGCTCGGCCCCAATGATATTGTATTCCATGACAGTGCAGATAACGGTGGTTTGAGAAGTATTTATGAGCACTACCGTCCTGAAGTGGAGCAGATCAAGGGTGAGATCATTAACGTAGAAGGTCGCATTCAGCGTGCATTCTACGAGGATCTGTTCTTGATGCTGGCTAATACTGACCGTCGTCAGATAACGGCGCGAGAGGTAGCAGAGAAGCATGAAGAGAAGCTGCTGATGCTTGGCCCAGTGCTTGAGCGTCTGCATACTGAACTGCTTGATCCGTTGATTGACCGCACGTTTGGCATCCTCCAACGCAATGGTGTGCTGCCGGTACCACCTCCTGAGCTCCAAAACCGTGAGCTCAACGTCGAGTATGTATCAGTGCTGGCTCAGGCGCAGCGTCTGGTCAACACTGGTGCTATTGACCGTATATCACAGTTCACCGGCGGCGTTGCGGCTATCTGGCCTAATGCCCGGCACAAGATCAACATTAATCAGGCTATCGATGAGTATGCTGAAGCACTCGGTGTTAGCCCCTCCATCATTGTCAGCGATGCAGATGCGCTCGCAGCAGCTACGGCAGAGGCCCAGGCACAGCAGCAGGCACAAGCCATGGCGCAGGGTGAGCAGTTGGCCGGTATCGCCAAGACTGCATCGGAGACTGACATGGGTGAAGATAATGCTCTTGGTGTAGCGATGCGCCGGGCAGGGCTAGCGTAATGAGTAACGATGATAAGTCTGAGGATATTGCCGTCAGTAACATTATGCGCAATGAAGATGGGCGCAGTTTTATCTGGTCACAGTTGCAGTCATGCGGTGTTTTTGAGAGTATGTTCGACAGAGACCCTATTAAACACAGCTTTAATGCTGGAATGAGAGAAGCAGGACTGAGGCTCGACCGAGTAGTTAAGGCGGCTGAACCTGTTTATTATGTAAAGATGATCGAGGAGAATATCGATGGGTGACGAAGTAGCAACAACCGCAGCGGAAGTAGAAACTGCTGATACAGGTACCGAGACAGTGTTGACCGGTACTGAAACTAATTCTGAAGTGGTTGCTGATGCAGCAGCTGCTGACGATGGTACTTCTGCTGGTGAGAGTCAGGAGAGTACCGATGCTGGTGCTGAAGGTAGTCAAACGCCTCCCGACACCTATGCCGACTTTGTTATGCCTGAAGGTGTGGCACTGGATGAGGCTGCTTTATCTGAAGCGAATCCGCTCTTTAAAGAGTTGGGTTTGAACCAGGAACAGGCTCAGAAGGTGGTTGACCTTTACGCGAAACAGGTTCAGGCGGGTTCGCAGACGCAGACCGACAACTTCAATCAGCTGATGAGTGACTGGCGTGACCAGGCAAAGAATGACGGTGAGTTCGGTGGAGATAAGTTCGATGAGAACGTCAAAACTGCACAGGCCGCTGTTAATGCGTATGGTACGTCAGAATTGAAGCAGCTGCTGGAAGATCATGGTGTGGGTAACCACCCTGAGATGATCCGGTTTATGGTTCGAGTTGGTCGTACTTTAGGGGAGGATGTACCGGGTGTATCCGGTGCCGCACCTACTAAAGCTGCTGACCGTGTGTCAATCCTTTATCCAAATGATAGTTAAACTGAGAGGTAAGTCATGGCTACTCTAGGCGCAACATTTGTCGATCTGATCGACGTTTACAAGCAGCAGGACGGTCGAGGTCAATTTGTCCCGATCATCGAGATGCTGATGGAAATGAACCCTATGCTCGATGACGCGATTGCGGTCGAGTGTAACAAGGGTACTACTCACCTGCACACCGTACGCGCGGGTCTGCCAGCTGTTACCTGGGGTAAGCTCTATCAAGGCATCCCCAACAGTAAGGGTCGCACCGCACAGGTTGAAGACACCACCGGTTTTGTTGAGGGTCTGAGTACCGTTGATAAGCGTCTGTTGGATCTGTCTACCAATGAGGGTGCTGTACGACTCTCTGAGGCTCAGGCTTACATCGAGTCGATGTCTAATGAGGTCGCTTCCAAGATCATCTACGGTAACAGTGCATCTGATCCTGAAGAGTTCATGGGCCTCGCACCGCGCTTCAACGATCTCGATGCTGCTAACGGCGGTCAGATCATCGATGCGGGTGGTACCAGCACTGATAACACCTCTATCTGGTTCATCACATGGGGTGACAATCAGTGTAACCTGCTGTATCCGAAAGGTACTTCAGCGGGTATTGATCGTGAGGACATGGGTAAGCAACGTGTCACCGATGGCGATGGTAACGCCTACTATGCCATGGAGGAGAAGTTCACCTGGCACATCGGTCTGTCCGTTAAAGACTGGCGCTATGTATCTCGTATCGCCAATATTGACGTGTCTGACATGGGTGGTGGTTCGGTTGCCCTGTACGACTTCATGCGTAAGGCATACTACAAGTTGCAGAATCGCCGCGTGGCTGGTGGTAACATTGCTATCTACTGTAACCGTGATGTGCTTGAAGCACTTGATGCTTTGGCCTCAAATCAAGGTACGTCAGACAGCTTCATCCGTCTAAGACGAGAGGAGTTCGAGGGTAAGGAAGTTACTACTTACCGTGGTATTCCGGTTCGTGAGACTGATGCCATCATCAACACTGAAGCTCGCGTGGTATAGAGCTGATTAACCAATCGCCGGGGTAACTCCCGGCTGTTCAATATTTAGGAGATGTATCATGATCTTTTCAGCTCAACAGTTGTTCTCTGATGACCAGGCGATTACCGTTTCTGCGGATTCGACCAATGTCATTGACCTCGGTGTACCCGGCACGCCATACGGTGCCGTTGCTGCACTTAATCAAGACATCGGTAAGGGTGCCAAGGTTCCACTTTTGGTGCAGGTCACTACGGACTTTGCAACCCTCACCAGTCTGACCATCAACTTGTCTACCGGTGCGGCTACCACTCTCGGTACGACCATTGCCAGTCAGACTATCGCGGTAGCAGACTTGCTTGCAGGTAAGCAGTTCAATCTGGACTTCTTGCCTAATGGCATTGTTGAACGCTACCTGGGTGTCGAGTATGTGGTCACCGGTGATGATGCTACTGCGGGTACAATCACTGCTGGTATCACCATGGGTGTTCAGACTAACGTCACTGGTGCTTAATGATTGAGGCGACTTCGGTCGCCTTTCTCTGATTAGGAGAGGTTGAAATGCCACAGTACAAAGTTATTGCCCCAGGATTCTATGACGGTAAGATGTATTCCCCTGAAGGGAAACGTCGCGTGTTGCACACTGACATGCCGTTCAACAAGAAGAACCCCATGCCTTCATGGGTTGAAGCGATGAAGGAAGAGACCGCTACTCAGAAGAAGAAGCGTGTAGCTGCTGAGAAGAAGACCGTTGCTGCTGACGCTGAGAAAGCAGAGCAGGATGGTAAGGATATTCAGGGTGCCTCGTTCATGGGCAATGGTGAAGCTGGTAGTGCGGTAGAGACTCTGTAAGGAAGGTGTGTTGTGCCTGAAGATCAAGTGAAGATTAAGAAAGAGTCATCATCAATGGATGTGACCTGTTGCTCGGATGGGAGTTACTATCCCCATGGTACAAGTCTGAGCTTCGATGATGACCTCGTTGACGAGCTGGGTGCAGGTAACCTTGCGGTCGGTGATGTGGTCGAGGTTCGTGGATTTGCATTTGTCGATAGTAAATCGGAGCGCAGCAGTACCGAGGGGTCTAGTAAATCTATCCGATTACAGCTAACCTCTATCAAGCTGGAACGTGAAACGGGTGACCGAATCAAACAACTCTACGGTGAGTGATTATGAGCACAGTGATTTTAGTAGCAACTACGTCAGCAGGTCAGTCTAACGACATCACGGTTCGCGGGGTGCAGCGCGCCGGTGGTGCACATGTGCATATCACAGCGCCAGGTATCGCAGGCTCTGAGGTCGCTACGATTCAGAAGAAGAACGCTGATGACAGTTATAGTGACTACTACGTTGACGGCACCATCCAGACGGTATCAGCGACTAACACCGGTGTAGTCATTGATGCTGCTGGTATCTACCGAGTAGATAAGGATGCTACCGCTGCGGCTGTTGGTATCGAAAAATCAACTCCTGACCACCCATAATGAGAGCAGCTATCAGATCAGCTTTCAGGTCAGCCATTCGCACCGCTATGGGTGGAGTGATAACCGCACTAGCCCGCCTCATCCCTCAATTTAACGGCACGGATAACTATGCCACGTTGGATACTAATATCACGTTGCAGGCTGGTGATACTTTCGAGATAACCGCTGAAATAGTACAATATGCAGGAGCTACTAAGTACATATTTGATGGTGAGTTTGGCTCTGCAACAAATAGGGGGTATGTCTCCCTCGGGACGTTAGGGCAGATTGGCTTTTCAAATTCAAAGTTCTCAAGCGTTACCTTGGACGGGGGCGCAGTGGTTGAGAATGTGACTCCATTTCCTGATGATGGTGAAACGCATGTCATAGTTTGCAC